ATGAAGAGCAAAATAACATCGAGTGATATTTTTGATATTAATAAAAAGTCGGGTGCATTGATTCTTGGTAAAAATCGACTTGACGATTATGCAACTAAATTTCTAACAAAATATTGTAAGCAGGCATTGGTTGAACCGATGCCTCTTCCAGTAGAAGAGATACTTAAGGATATGGGACTCACAGTACAAGAAGTTTCCTTATCAAGCAATTCTGATGTTTTTGGTTGCTGTTTACTACTTGATGGGTATATAGATGTTTATAATCAAGATACAAGGCAATATACATCAACAGTTTTTAATGCAGGAACTGTATTGATTGATCCCTTTTCAGAAGCTGTATATGGTGAAGGCTCGAAAAGAAATACATTAATCCATGAGGCACTGCATTGGGAAAAGGATAACATATATTTTGAAATACTTGAGTTGAAAAATAAAAATGCATCTGAAAAGCTATACCCCATTTTATGCCGTCAATCCGAGGTTTTCTTTACACCACCTGAAGGGAAGAACACAAAAGAAAATGAAGTAAGGTGGCTAGAATGGCAGGCACATAGATTGGCACCAAGAGTTCTGATGCCTAAAAACAGCTTTATAAAGAAGGCACTAGAATTTATTCAGCAATATAAAATGTCTGGAGAAAACATTATATTATCCTGTGACACTTTAATTGAAGATTTAAGTAAATTCTTTATAACATCACGATTATCAGTAAAATATAGATTGATTGAAGTTGGTCTTGAAGATATAATTTCAAAGTTTGCAGACTATGAAGATGTCTATGAAGAAATTAATAACAATAAAGACTTTGTCAAATTAACTCCAGTTGAAGCCCTAAAGATTATTGATGCAGATTTAGTTCTTAAACGATGGATAAGTGGGGGACGGTTTGTTTATGCTGATGGATACTTTGTTCTTGCTGATAGTCAGTATGTAATACAAAAAGATGGATTGCTTCATTTAACTGCTAAAGCAAAAAAGAATCTTTCCAAATGTGTTATAAATATCCGTGAGCAAAAGTACACTACTTATGCCAATGCTGATAAGGATTTTCTTGGTTATGCGATACTTGGAAGACTTGAAGGAATTGACAATAGACTTCTTACATTTCATCCAAAATATCAGGCTTCTTTAACATGTGAACCGGAGGAAGCTTATCAAGCATTTTATAAACAGTTAGCGTCTTATGATGAACAAGAAGAAATTGAACTTATGAAGCTGATAGGAGATCCAACTAAATCTCTATGCGAGTGTTTATGGTTTTTGATGGAGAATAGAAAATGGAAATACCCTGAGCAATTTAATGAAGAGACAGGACTTCACAAAAACTATCATGGTAAAATTCAGAATAATAACTATAATAACATGACTACTAATGTTTTAATGGCAATTTGTGTAGGTATGAGATTAAGTTCGAGAATAACGCAAAAATTATTTGATAAATCGAATAATAAGTTAAATTATTATAATGACCCTGATAAAACCTATATTCGCATAATGGATACTATGCCAGGCCTCTCGCTTGGTGATTTCAATGGTGTCTTAGAGCAGTTCGGAATATCCGAATTAGGTACTGCAATAAAAAATTAAAATTCATTAACTCGATGAGTTGGTTTTGAACCCCAAAAGGGGTTCTTTTTTTATGCCCAAATTTGGGAAACCCCCATATATAAACAAATAAAAGCCAACTCGATGAGTTGGTCGCGAAATTTTAAAGTCCCTTATATTTATACATGTAAGGGCGTTGAACTTTCGTCAATTGCTAGAAAGATCAAAATGAGTATTCTAAGATTGTCGGGAGGAAAATCTCCTTAAAAAATTCATATAGACCTGACAGAGCGCTAGGAAGGTGGATATGACCATATTGCTTTTGAAGTAGCTGCCATAATTATGGCAGTTATGTAAAAGCAGATGGAAGTACCCTATATTTCTTGCGCTCTTTTTCTAACGCTTGGTTTTGGGATGCTTTTATCTAGGGTCAAATGATCTACCTTACCTCAGTCTCTCTCGGTCAGAAGGAGAGACAATCTATGAAAAAAGAAACACAGGAAATCAGAGTAAATAAAGTAGAGGAGGAACAGGTATTAATCCCAATGATTATCGATAGGGATTCCATCGAAGAACATGGGATGATTGCAGGTGTAGAAAAATCTCAGATTAGAAAATGGAGAGTGGGAAACAGAATGGTAGATGTGGTTCTGATTCCAGGGACTAAAGCGCAGTACGATGCCATGATGAGTTCCTATTCAGCAGAGTTTAAAGCAGAAGACCGTGATAAACGCTGCGAAGTAAGTAATGGAAAAGGAAAATTGATTCGATGTCCAGAAAGTAACAAATGCAGTCAGTGTCCATATGCTAATTCATTAGATAAGAAGAACTTCGGGACATTAACATTCAGTTGCCTGTCAGCGGAAAATGAAGATGGGGAAGAGGCTAATTTCGAAGCGATTACACCAGCTACATATGCTTCAGCAGATATCTATTTGGGTATGCTGAATGAACTAATTAGTCGTGTACAGGAAATCGACACTAACTATGGTAGGATACTTCAGCTATTATCTGATGGATTCAGCCATAGGGAAATAGCAGTTGAAATTGGTATAGGAAAGAGTACAGTTACTGATAAAGTGGCAAAGATTAAAGAAATTGCAATGGATTTACTGGATGATATGATTTAAAAAATTATGATAGCAGCACTTGAACATAGAATTAGTGCTGCTACCTTTTGGCTAATCTTTCTTGTAAAACATTGTCTCATAGCCATCGGCTCTTAGCTGCAGACCTTTAATCCAAGGAGGTGTTATTCCCATCTGTTCACAAATTGTATCCAAGGATTCATCCATAGGACATTCAATGATTACTTCATCATGAATATGACCACAGATGAAGTAATGGTTAAGTGTATGCAAGGCATAGCTAAGGATATCCCTTGAAATTGCCTGAACAATATTTTCCACAAATTTAGGCCCATAGCTTTCTATGCGTTCCCATCTTTTTGTTGCACCAACACCTTCATAGGTTACAGATTCACCACCAAATTGATTTATACCAATTTTAGGTTTTACATAAGCTAGACTTCTACCAGATGGGAGTTTGATGAAGAGCATAGCACTTTGACAAATAAAATGGATACCGTGAGTTTCAGTGAAGGTTTTCTGTTTAATTGCAATTTTAACTGCTTTATCAACATCCCACCAAAACTGTACTATGTTAGAATTTGAGGTTCTCCATGCATCAACCAAAGGCTGTAGTTCTTCTTCAGAAAGTCCCATATCTAATGCTCCCATTGCCTTTAAGGCTCCACATGCACCACCATATCCTAATGCAAGTTCGGCTATCTTGCCTTTCTGACGAAGATGGCTGTTCTGGCCATGCTTTTCAACTGGAACACCAAACATCGCAGTGGCACTTGCACAATAAATATCTCCACTATTAGCAAAGACTTTATTTCTCCAAGACTCATCTGCAAGGTATGAGAGTACCCTCGCCTCGATTGCACTAAAGTCTGCTACTATAAACTTATATCCAATCTTTGGGATAAAAGCAGTACGTATAAGCTCAGACAACACTTGTGGGATAGAATCATAAAGTATTTCTAATGCATCATAGTTACCACCTTTTACAAGGTCACGAGCCTGCTCCAAATCTGGCATATGATTTTGAGGTAAGTTTTGTAATTGGATTAAGCGTCCAGCCCACCTACCACTGCGATTTGCTCCGTAGAAAAAGAACATTCCCCTTGCACGGCTATCAGCACATACGGCATTCTGCATTGCCTGATATTTCTTTATACTTGATTTGGCAAGCTGCTGACGGAGAGTAAGGACATCGGCAAGTTCCTGCGGAGCATCCTTTAGCATTTCTGCCACAGCCTTTTTACAAAGAGTGTCGGTTTCAACTCCATTGTCAGATAACCATTGTTTCATCTGTACCACAGAATTTGGATTATCTAGATTTGTGAGTTTCTTCATTTCTTTTGAGAGTTCTTTCTTAGAATTCTCATCCATCTTAATTGCTTGTTTAACAACATCCATATCAATGGCTATTCCACGGTCATTAATTTTCTGGTCTATGTGATATTCTTTCCACAGAAATTCAGGTACAGGAAACTTAGACAACTTTTTCTGTATACACATTTCAACTTCAACATCTCTACGATTGTAGGAGACGAAGGTTGCCCATTTTGTTATATCATGCATGGGAAGATTACGAGTTCTACTACCATTTGATTTTGTGGGTTTACATGGAACACAGAAGTAGCGGATTAGTTCTTTGCCTTCTTTCATTTTCTGTTCCTGAAATCCAAGGACTCCACCTACACCTTTAAGTGATAATGGTAGACCGATATAAGCAGACCATATCATAGAGCATTTCCATGAGGAAGGGTCTAGGTAGTTACTTAGGGTATCGTCGCTAGTACTGTAGCTACTGAAATATTCAGGATAATTTCTTTTAAGCCATATTGATAAACAAATTCGCTCAAATGCTGCATTAAATGCCCATTTAGTAACAGATTTATCTAAGAGGGAAGTTATTATTCGTATTGGAACATCTTCACCATTTGCTAGATCTATAACAGTAACTTCACCACCATTGATGGAATAAGCAAAGAGGAGAATCTCAAAGTTATGGGATTCTGCATATTTGTAAATACCACATTTTTTCAAATCCACATCAGAAAAAGTTTCGAGATCTATTGATAATGTTTTAATTTTATCCATGATTATCACCATCCTTATAATAAAAGGTGGTAGCATAGCCACCACCTAATTAGAGATTAAGTATTTTTTTATGAAAGGAAATCATCATCAGGGTCTGTTGAGAAATCATCTTCTGCACGTGATTTTCCACCTAGTGGCTCACCATCTGAAATCTTCTGTAGATTATTTAAGCTGCAAGCAATCCCACGGTTCCCGTTAGAATTAAAGGCATAAAGACTGATAGAGCCTCTGCCATAAACACCAGAGTACACCTCGGAACGCTCAAAGATAGGATTACGGTCTGCATCAACAACACCTGGTGCAGTAGCACTATTAGCGTTTATAAAATATGCATTGGCATAAGTAGGATCATCTGGTCTTTCAACATCGCCATCACGAAGAGGTGTCTTAAGAGTTGAAAGTGCAGGTACTGACTTGCCGTTAGCTTTTAGCTTTGACTGACCTTCCTGATAAGCAGCCTCAATGGCTGCTTTGATTTTTGCAACTGTCTTAACATCGGACTTAGGAATAATGAGGCTTACGCTATATTTAGGTGTGCCTCCATTGATTGACTTTGGATCCCATACATTTGCATAAGACCATCTTGTTTTTGGACCTGTAATAACTTTAGTTGGATTTGCTACTTTTGACATAATATTGTCCCCCTTATTCTTTAATAAAATCATTGGCTGCCGTATTCAATGTGGGTCTTTTATCTGAGCATGGTACGAGTGTTGGTTTACCTGGTGACTTGTAGACAAGACTACCTAGGATTTCTTCAAACTTCGTTTTGCCAAGAATCGAAGTCATTGCTGTAATTCCGAGGAGTTTCTGTTCGTAAGGATTAAAGCCTGCTGAATTGATAGCCTCTGCGACAGCCTGTTCATTGGTATATTTTCTTGTGGAACGTCCCTCTACAAGTTTGAATCCCTCGTACTTCGTACCACTGAGAGACTGTTGTAAGGCATATTCCTTGATGTCGTTAACCCAGGCTACAAAGTTATCAACCTTTGCAAGAATGACCTCAACTTCTGTGTTATCCAAGGTGACTGGCATTTCAAAATCGTACTTTGCAAGTTCAAGGTTATATTCGGCACGTTTACGGCAAGTAGCTTTTACTTTGCAGAACTGGCAGTGGTCACCAGCTTTGAATTCTCCCTCTCCAGCATAAGCAAGTTTAGCAATAGGAGAGAGAACTTCATTTCCCCATTTGACTAGGTCTTCCTTTGATAAGGTATAGGTGCTAACATTGTCTCTACGTGGCTGAAAAACTGTCATCTTTATAATATCTACATTATAGATGCCATCGAAAAGTTCTAAGGCACCAAGTGCATAGCACATCATTTGTGGATTATCTTCTGAAGATATCAAAATTCCAAGTCCATGCTTATAGTCAATTACCTGTAAAACTTTATCTGAAACGATGACACAGTCACCTGTGCCAAAACCTTCCTCTACATATTTAGAGAAGTTAAGGTGTTGCTCAATTAAGACCAAAGGGTCGGAACAATGATGCTTTACTTCCTCTATCTGCTCCAAGATAAAGGATGCGTATTCATTTGCGCAGTTTTCCATCTCCGCATCGTAGTATTCTAGATTATTTATTGGATTTTGGGTATTTATGCCCAGTATCTTTTCTAACTTGTACTGACATAAACTGTGTGCATCAGTACCTTGCTGTGCATAAGCGCTGCCTTTGTCACCTTGTTCTACACATAACTTTGCTGAAGGTGGGCAATTTAGCCACCTGTGGCTAGATGAAGCTGAAAGTAATGCGTGTTTAGTCATTTCCAATCACCTCAGCCTCTGCAAGTAAGGCTTCGTAGTCTTTAGGATTTATAGCTGATAGTTTGTCTGCACCATATTTTAAAAGAAGTGCTTTAACATCCGAGGTATATCCATTACGTGATTTATCTGCTAGGACAGCACGTACATCAGTAAGTAATAGTGCCTTCCTCTCAAGCTTTGGTATTTCTTCTACCAAGGCTTCTTTCTTGTTAGGCTCTTTGATTGGCTTCTTTTCCTCTGCCGTAGAAAACAATTCTTTCAAAGTATCTGAGATCCCAATTAAGATTTCTCCGCATTTCTTAAGTTCATCAAGTTCAGCAGATAATTTTTTCATCTTACCCATTGGTGTTTTCTCCTTCCATATTTAATTGTTGCTGGATTAATTTTCTTGATAGCCTTTTTGATATAACACTGATTGCAATTAGAACATCTGAAAGTTCTTCATCTAAGCTAGTATCTTGTTTGCATTTAGTGTTAGTAGTTGTTTCAGCTTGCATAGTATCACCACCTTTCTGAGGGTTAAGAACCTCTCTACTTTTCTAAGGACAAAAGTCTGTGGTTTGGACGGATTTTTTTAGAAGATTTTTTATGACCATTGCCCTTCCATCTTCCTTAGGACAAAAGTTAGTAAACTGGACGGAAATTTATTTAAAATATTTGCTTTGAAAAAATAATTTAAATTCTAAGAATTTATAGGTATGTATTTTTGATGATACATACTTTTGCTTATTTTAGAGCGAAAGTATTAGCTGCAGATTATATTACGAGGGACAAAAATGTCCTTCGTAAAGAGGATACTTCAATTTCACTTATTTAAAGGAAGTAATTCTATTTAAAGAATATAGCTAAAAATTTCCGTCCAAAATTAAAGGTTCTGTCCTTAGAGAGTTATAGGGGGATTCCCTATAAATTTTTAAGGAGTGGATGTTATGAAAGAATTAATACCTAAAGACCAATATGGCATATTTGCCGACACAAAGGATACTGCAAGAGTGGATAGCCTATACGTGGCAAAATCCTTTGAAAAAGAACATTTTCATGTGCTACGTGACATTGCAAAAATCATTGAGCCAAGTTCAGGGTTGAGTGAGGAATTTCGACTATCCAATTATGGATTGTCCCATTATTTGAATGCACAAGGGAAAAAACAGCCTTGTTATAACATGACTAGAGATGGTTTTACGATGCTAGTTATGGGATACACAGGACAAAAGGCAATGCGTTTTAAGGAATTGTATATCAAACGCTTTAATGAAATGGAGCAATTTATAAAAACATTAGTATCTGCACGCAAGGAGTTTCCGTTATTAACAGAAAACATCAAGTTAATACATGAAAACCCAAAACCTTATCACTTTATTAATGAATGCGATATGCTTAACCGCATTGTAGTTGGGATGTCAGCAAAGCAATTTAGATTGGCTAACAACATAGAAAAAGGAAAAAGTATTAGACCACACCTTAGTGATGAGCAAATCAATATGCTTGAAATCTTACAAAAGGTTGATATAGGTTTGCTTGTGGCAGTACCAGATTATGAGCAGCGTAAGCATCACCTTGAATGGTACGTTACTAAGATGAAGGACAAATCCATATAAGAGGAGGAAATTTTAATGTTTTATGTTAAGGAAAAAAGAAATGATGCTATAAAAGTGTCCATGGAAATAAATGATGAAAATGTATTCTGTATCTGCCCTATTTGTGGATGTAAAGTTAATGTTGATCTTTTACAAATATTTGCTGATAGGAATGAAGATTTATACGGAACATCTGTCTATTACAATGAGTGTAGTAAAGAAATCAGAGCGAGTTATGGAGGTAAGGGTTATGTGCATAAACAAATATAACTCACAAGGTTACTATGACCCAACAACCTATGAGGCTCTTACAAATATTATTAGAGAGGAGAGGGCAGAAAAAAATGCTGCCTTCAAACCTCTTGTATATGTTTGTTCACCCTATTCAGGGGATGTTGATGTAAATGTAAAAAAGGCTCGGGGTTTTTGTAGATTTACATTAGAGAAGAATGGTATTCCTATTGCTCCACATTTGCTTTTTCCACAGTTTATGAATGATGACATTCCACAGGAAAGGGAATTAGCCATGTTTATGAATATGGTCTTACTTGGTAAGTGTAATGAACTATGGGTGTTTGGAGAAAGAATATCAGAAGGTATGAGAGTAGAAATTCAAAAAGCCAAGCAAAGATGTATGGCAATCCGTTATTTCACAGAGAACTTAAAGGAGGAAAGCATATGAAGTTAATATTTTATACAGCAAATTGCACAGGCAATACCAAGAACTGTAGCTACCCCAACAGAGTGGAGGTAACTAATGCAGAAGAATTAAAAGCAGTAGTTAAAATGGATCATGTTTGTGCAGAGTACAAAAATAATTATCGTAGTGCAGATAACTTTAAAGAATCTGTAGTAGTTGTAATGGATTGTGATAATGACCATTCAGAAAAAGAAAATGAATGGATTACTCCGGAAAGAATAGATGAACTTCTACCAGATGTTTCTTATGCCATTGCACCAAGCCGTAATCATATGAAACAGAAGGATGACAAATCAGCAAGACCAAGGTTTCATATATATTTCCTTATTCGCCCATGCACAGATAACATAAAGTATGTGAAGCTGAAAAGAAGGATACAGGAGACATTTCCGTTCTTTGATAATAACGCCTTAGATGCAGCTCGTTTTATATTTGGTGCTGATTGCGATGAAGTTATATGGCATGATGGCTGGGAGACTATTGAAGAGGAATTACCTGTAGATAAAGGCGATGAAGATAATGAAACAACAGAAGTTTCTTCTATTCCAGAAGGAAAGAGAAACAGTACATTATCACGTTTTGCAGGTAGAGTGGCAAAACGTTATGGTGCTATAGAAAAGGCGCATCAGATTTTTCTTGATGAGGCAAAGAAGTGCGATCCTCCTATGGATGATGAGGAACTTGCTACTATATGGAACAGCGCCGTGAAGTTTGCTGAAAAAGTACAAGACCAAGAAGGTTATGTTGCCCCAGAGGATTTTAATGATGACTTTAAAGGAAAGTCCTTAAAACCTTCAGATTTCTCTGATATAGGTCAGGCAAAGATCCTTACCCATGAATATGGAAATGAACTTTGTTATACAGATGCCACTGATTATCTTCGCTTTAATGGGGAATATTGGGTGGAGTCAAAACAACAGGCTGTTGGGGCAATGGAGGAATTCTTGGATTTACAGCTTGCACATGCTTTAGATGAAGTACAAAGAGCGATGGATGCTGTTGTAGCAGTTGGAGTATCTATAGATGATGTTAAGGCAGGAGGAAAGAAATTTGAAAATTCATTACAAGGTCAGCAGTTAGATACATATCGTGAATATTTATCTGCAGTATCATACAGAACGTTTGTTATGAAGCGTCGTGACATGAAATATGTAATGAGTGCCTTACAGGCTGCAAAGCCTATGCTTTCTATTAGTGTCAGTGATTTAGATAAAGATGAGTTTCTTCTTAATACACCGGGAGCAACTTATCATTTAAAAGATGGGCTTTTAAGAATGCATAAACCCGATGCCATGGATTACATTACAAAACAGACCTCGGTTACTCCAGGAGATAACGGCAAGCAGCTGTGGCTTGATGCACTTGATACCTTTTTCTGCGATGACCAGGAACTTATTGATTATGTTCAGCAGATTGTAGGTCTTGCATCCATAGGGAAGGTGTATGTAGAAGCTCTCATCATTTCTTATGGCGAAGGTCGCAACGGTAAATCTACTTTCTGGAACACTATCTCAAGAATCCTTGGTACCTATAGTGGTTCTATGTCATCAGATGCATTGACAGTTGGGTGTAAGAGGAATGTTAAACCGGAGATGGCAGAACTTAAAGGTAAACGTCTTATAATAGCAGCTGAATTAGAAGAAGGTATGCGGCTGAATACTTCCGTCATTAAGCAGCTATGTTCTACAGATGAGGTTATGGCAGAGAAGAAGTATAAGGACCCCTTCAAGTATGTGCCAAGCCACACCCTTGTACTATATACAAATCATCTGCCAAGGGTAGGTGCTAATGATGAAGGTACATGGCGTAGATTAATTGTTATTCCTTTTAACGCAAAAATAGAGGGTAATAGTGATATTAAAAACTATACAGATTACCTAGTCCAAGATGCTGGCCCCTATGTATTAGCTTGGATTATAGAAGGTGCAAAGAAGGTTATTGCAAATGACTTTAAGTTAAAGCTTCCATCATGTGTTGAAAATGCGATTAATAGCTATCGTGCTAATAATGACTGGCTTGGAGCATTTCTTGATGAGTGTTGTGAACTTGACTCTAGCTATAAACAAAAGTCAGGAGAGTTTTATCAAGAATACCGTGCTTATTGTTTGAGAACAGGAGAGTACACGAGGAGTACCACAGACTTCTATGCTGCACTTGAGGTTGCAGGTCTAAATCGTAAAAAGTATTCAAAAGGTATTTTTATTATTGGAGTTCGCCTTAAAAACACAGATTTTATTGAATAAATAGCATAATGTGCAGGTCAGAAAGGTCAAAAACCAAACTTTTCTTAAGTAATGAATTTATAGATATGCAGGTCTAGTAAGGTCATATATAGAAAGTCCCTATAGCAAAAACATAAAATATCCTATAAGAAGAGTTTAGGATATGACCTTGACGACATGCATAACGTTATTTTTGATGGAGGTTAGCATGAGAGAAAAAGTTATAGAAAAGAAGTTAGTAATGGAAGTTAAAAAGCATGGAGGCATCTGTCCTAAGTTCACGTCACCTGGATTTGACGGGATACCGGACCGTTTGGTATTACTGCCAGATGGAAAGGTTGGGTTTGTAGAGGTAAAGGCTCCAGGGAAAAAGGCGAGACCCCTTCAGCTTGCAAGACATAAATTGCTTCGAGGCTTAGGATTTCAGGTATTTGTCCTTGATGAGATAGAACAGATTGGATGGATTCTTGATAAGATTGGAGGTGATGCCAAATGAAGTTCATACCACATGATTATCAGCAATATGCAATTGATTATATAAATCAGAAACCTATCACTGCTGTATTTCTTGATATGGGCCTCGGTTGATAAAACCGTTATAACTCTAACCTCAATATTTGACCTTTGCCTTGATAGCTTTGAAGTCTCAAAGGTTTTAGTTATTGGTCCTTTAAGAGTTGTTAGAGATACCTGGCCTATTGAAATTCAAAAGTGGGAGCACCTTAATGGACTTACTTATTCAGTAGTTGTAGGTAGTGAAACACAAAGAAAATCAGCACTAATGCAAAAAGTAAATATTTATCTCATAAACCGTGAAAATGTGGATTGGCTTATAAACCAAAGTGGTATGCCATTTGACTATGATATGGTTGTGATTGATGAGTTATCCTCCTTTAAGTCCTATGGAGCAAAGAGGTTTAAAGGTTTATTAAAAGTAAGACCTAAGGTAAAACGTATTGTAGGACTTACAGGAACTCCAAGTAGTAATGGACTTATGGATTTATGGGCAGAGTTTAGGATCCTTGATATGGGTGAAAGGTTAGGAAGATTTGTAACTCAGTATAGAAATAATTTCTTTAACCCAGATAAAAGAAATAATCAGATGATATTTAGTTATAAACCAAAAGTTGGAGCAGAGGATGAAATTTATCGTCTTATTTCAGATATCACCATATCCATGAAAAGCACTGACTACTTAAAAATGCCAGAGTGCATCATAAACGAAGTTTTTATAACTCTTTCTGAAAAAGAACAAAAGTTATATGACAGTTTAAAAAAGGATTTAGTATTATCCATTAAGGGTGAAGAAATAGATGCTGTAAATGCTGCAGCTTTATCAAATAAACTTTGCCAAATGGCCAATGGTGCAGTGTATGGTGAAGATAAAAGGGTTTGTGAAATACATGATGGAAAGCTAGATGCTCTTGAAGATTTAATTGAATCGGCAAATGGTAAACCAGTACTTGTAGCTTATTGGTTTAAGCATGATTTAGAAAGAATTAAAAAGAAGTTTAAGGTTCGTGAAATACAAACTTCAAAGGATATAACGGATTGGAATAATGGAGAAATAGAAGTAGCTTTAATTCATCCGGCATCTGCAGGACATGGACTTAATCTTCAAGCTGGAGGTTCAACTCTTATATGGTTTGGTCTTACTTGGAGTTTAGAACTTTACCAGCAAACAAATGCGAGGCTTTGGAGACAAGGGCAAAATGAAACAGTGGTTATTCATCATATTATTGCTAAAGGAACTATGGATGAGCAAATAATTAGATCCCTTAATAAAAAAGAAAAAATACAATCAGCTTTAATTGATGCTGTAAAGGCAAATCTGTAAAGCTAAGACAATTAGGGTCAATCCAAGGAAAAAAATTTTTTATTCGGAGGTACTGCTTATGTATAAAAATGATATGCAAGTCCAACCCACTACTAACGAGGATGGAATTTCTAATCTGGCAAATGCTATAATTCTACAAGCTGTAAAGGATTATAGGAGTGCTTTAAAGGCACTAAAAAAATACCCTTATAGCGTTGAGGGGAATAAAGTGAAATCTAATGTGGAACGCTTCTTTCGTTCAAAGTGGTATTCGGAATTAACAACTATTGATGGAAATATGCTGATTAAAGAATTAAGGGATGAGGTGTAGTGAGTATGAGGGCTAAAGAATATTTAAGTCAAGCATATCGTCTTGACCAAAGAATAAATAGCAAGATTGAACAGGTAGCATCCTTAAATGACCTTGCTACAAAAGCAACAACCACGATATCGGATATGCCCCGTAATCCGAACCGTGCAGTTTCTACTATGGCTAACGCTGTGGAAAAGATTATTGATTTGCAGGCAGAGATTAACCAAGACATTGATAAATTAGTGGATTTGAAACATGAGATTGTAAGAACCATAAAAGCAATTCAAAACCCAGAGTATCAAACTCTTTTAGAAAAGCGTTACTTGTGCTTTATGCAGTGGGAGCAAATTGCCGTTGATATGAACTACAGTATTGATAATGTATTTAAGGTACATAAGAAAGCACTAAATTATGTGGTTGTACCTAAAACATTACAGTAAAGTACAGAGAAAGACAGTAAGACATTATGATAGTATTATAATAGAGAAAAAATAAAACGAGCCTTGTGGGATTGCACCTGCAGGGTTTTTATTATGCCCAAAAACTGGAGGTGAATGTAATGCCAAGAAAGCCTAAAAGACCATGTTCCTTTCCTAGTTGTCCTAACTTAACAGAGGGTAGATTCTGTGAGGAACATGAAAAGATAGATAACAAACGCTACGAGAAGTATGGTCGTGACCCAGTTGCACGCCGTAGGTATGGTAGAGCGTGGAAGAGAATCCGTGATAGCTACATCTCACAGTATCCTTTGTGTCAGGAATGTGAAAGAGGTGGAAGACTAACAAAGGCTGAGGAAGTACATCACATACTTCCCTTGTCACGTGGAGGAACACATAACAGGAGTAATCTAATGGCTTTATGTAAGTCTTGTCACTCTGCTATTACTGCAAGGGATGGTGATAGGTGGAACAGAAGGTGATGCACCAGGGAGGGGCGGTCTTGATCTCTACAACTAACCCACTGGGGAACGGGCAGGGGGTCACACGCACAAAAACCGCAGTTCAAAGGGGGTATTAACCACTTGGGGCTAAGAAAGGAGTAGAAAATATGGCCAAGGACGGTACAAATAGAGGTGGCAGACGAGTTCGTGCAGGTGATAAGCAAATACCTCTTTCAGATAAAATAACAAAAGGTAAAGCAGCAAAAATATTAGAAGTACCAAACCTACAGCCAGAAACAATTCTGGAAGCTAGTGATTTAGATGGTGCTGAAAATTTAAATGGTCGAGATATGCCATCACCAAGTGACTACCTTAGTGCAAAGCAAAGAGATGGTAAATTACTTGGAGCAGATTTGTTATTTGCTGAAACTTGGAAGTGGCTAAAAGATAGAGGATGTGAGAAGTTTATTAATCCAAGACTTATAGAATCTTATGCTCAGGCATTTACAAGGTATATCCAATGTGAGGAAGCCATAAGCACTTATGGACTTTTAGGAAAACACCCTACAACAGGTGGAGCTATAGCAAGTCCTTTTGTACAGATGAGCCAATCTTTTTTAAAGCAAGCTAATTTATTGTGGTATGAAATTTTTGATATTGTTAAACAAAACTGTACTACAGCATTTGTTGGGGATCCTCAAGATGACATTATGGAGGCACTTTTATCGGGGAGAAAGGGAAGATAAAAATGGAGAAACAAATTTTTATGAAGCAACTTAATCAAAATAAAAATGTATTAACTAAGCAACAATATAAAACCTTAAAAGGGCAAGTAGTAGCAGGCGATGTTGATGGTGCAAATAAAGGACTTATAAAAATATTACAAAGGGGGTATTAGTTTGGATAGGGAAAATAAATTTACTGAGGAAATGCAACAAGTAGAAATATCAAAACTTGTACCATATGCCAATAATTCAAGAACTCATAATGAAAAGCAAATAAAGAAATTACAATCAAGCCTTAGAGAATTTGGTTTTGTAAATCCGATTTTAATCGATAGAGCTTTTAATATTATAGCAGGTCATGGAAGAGTTCTAGCAGCTAAAGAAGATGGAATGAAAACTGTACCTTGTGTATTTGTAGACCACTTAACCGAGGCACAAAAGAAAGCTTATATTATTGCAGATAATAGACTTGCAGAAGATGCAGGATGGGATAAAGATTTATTATCTATAGAACTTGAAAGTTTAATGGAACTAGATTTTGATGTTGACCTCTTAGGGTTTGAGGCAGCTGAATTAAATATGCTTTTAAATTCTGCTGAAGATGTTCAAGAAGATAACTTTGATGTTGATGAAGAATTGAAAAAGCCTACATTCTCAAAGCAAGGCGATGTGTGGATTCTAGGAAGGCATACACTTATTTGTGGAGACAGCACAAAATCAGAAACCTATGAAAGATTGATGGAGGGGAAAAAGGCAAACTTAATAGTTACAGACCCACCTTATAATGTAAAATACGAAGGCACTGCAGGAAAGATACAAAATGATAATCTTTCAGCAGATGCTTTTTTAAATTTCCTTTTTGATAGCCTTAGCAATATGGAAAAGGTTCTTGCAAATGATGGATCTATATATGTTTTTCATGCAGATACAGAAGGATTTAACTTTAGAAAAGCATTTGCAGATGCTGGATTTTATTTAAGTGGTACATGCATTTGGAAGAAACAAAGTCTTGTATTAGGCAGAAGTCCTTACCAGTGGCAACATGAACCAGTTTTATTTGGATGGAAGAAATCAGGTAAACATCAATGGTACTCAGATAGAAAACAGACAACAATATGGGAATTTGATAGACCAAGCAAAAATGCAGATCATCCAACAATGAAACCTGTGGCTCTTATAGCTTATCCAATTCAAAATTCAAGTTTAACAAACTCAATAGTTTTAGACCCATTTGGTGGAAGTGGTTCAACGCTTATAGCTTGTGAGCAAACTGATAGAATCTGTTGTACCATTGAACTTGATGAAAAATTCTGTGATGTTATTGTAAAAAGATACATCGAACAGGTTTCAAGTGATGAAGGTGTGTTTTTAATAAGAGATGGTAAGAAGTTGCCTTATAATGAGATGGTTAAAGATGAGGAAGTTACTTCTTAAGAATCACATTATTCTGGTTAAAGGACTTGATACTTATACCTTTTAGAGTGATATATGTAAGTACCAAAAAATAAGGAGGTACTTAAAAGTGGAAGTTAAATTTAATGTAACAGGAGAAGAGCGCAAGTCACTAGTTGTTGCCATTGCAGCAATATTAGAATGTAGGCCAAGATACCTAGGAATGCCTAGTATGGCTTACGAGGTTGGAGATATTGTTGTAGGCAAAGATGGCTGCATATCTTTTGATGATCAAGTAGAGAAAGAAAAAGTTGAGGCTTTGCTTAAAGCTTTAGAGAAAGAAGGTTTTATTTCAGAGGCACCAGTAGCTGAAAATGAAATGCTAGAAACTACAGTAGATAGTTTAGTTGTAGAAATGTCAATTGAATTATTTACGGAAGACTCATTTGATAACCTGGAAAAGTTAGTGGAAGTAAAAGCAGACCTTATTAAAAAGGCATTAGCTACAGATAGTTTGCCGATTGAGAAAGCTGAAGAAAGAATTAGGTTTCCTTGGTTTCATGGAGAGCAAGACAGTAATACAGTAAAAGCTTATACCCATTTTGTTACTGCAATTTGTGAAATGGCAAGAAACCAGAAACGCATTAGTTCAAAGAAAAAGGAAGTAGAAAATGAGAAATACGCATTCCGCTGTTTCCTTCTTCGCCTAGGTTTCATTGGAGAAGAATACAAAGAAGAACGTAAAATTCTCCTTCAGAATTTTTCTGGGTCATCAGCTTTTAAGGGAGGTACTAAGAATGAAGTTTCCAAGTAAAGAAAGAGTTGAAATGCTAAGAAAACAATACCCAATAGGTACAAGGATAGAACTTGTGAAGATGGATGATGTCCAAGCACCACCAATAGGAACAAAAGGTACAGTAAAAGGTGTTGATGATGCAGGTAGTATTTTAGTTAAATGGGATAATGGTAGTGGATTGAACGTTATTTATGGTGAAGATAGCTGTAGCAAAATTGAGGTAGAGTAACATGACGCATAAGATTAAAGAACAAATACTAGCTATTAGGGATACTTCACTTACCAATATGTTTGACCTCTCTATGGTGAATAAAATTGCATCGGAGATGGGATTTCATGAATTAATAGCTTTCATTGAAGAGTATGAGGAAGAGTATATAAGGTTTATTTTTACAGGAAAGTAATGGGCAACCCTTAAAAGGGGTTGTTCTTAGTTACAGGCTACTTAATTGTAGTCTTTTTTAAATTTAAGGAAAGGAGGTGACAGCTTATGAGAAAATTAAAGAAGTACACTAAAACTAAGTTTAAGGCAAAGGGTAGCATATACAGCAAAGAACACGCAGATTATGCTGTTGCCTTTATTGAAGCCCTTTGTCATACAAAAGGTACATGGTCAGGTAAAAAATTTGAACTTATAGATTGGCAGGAAAAGATTATAAGAGATATTTTTGGAACACTAAAACCCAATGGTTATAGACAATTTAATACCGCTTATATCGAAATCCCTAAAAAGCAAGGCAAGTCAGAACTTGCAGCCGCAGTTGCACTTCTTTTATGTTGTGGTGATTTTGAAGAAAGGGCCGAAGTTTATGGCTGTGCAGCTGATCGTCAGCAAGCGTCTATAGTATTTGAAATAGCTGCTGATATGGTGCGTATGTGCCCTGCACTTAGTAAAAGAGTTAAAATTTTAGCATCTCAAAAGAGAATAATTTATGCACCTACAAATAGCTTTTATCAAGTGTTATCAGCAGAAGCCTATTCTAAACATGGTTTTAATATTCATGGAGTAGTATTTGATGAACTTCATACACAGCCAAATAGAAAACTATTTGATGTTATGACTAAAGGTTCTGGTGATGCTAGAATGCAACCACTATATTTTTTAATTACTACAGCTGGAACAGATACAAATTCTATATGTTATGAAACCCACCAAAAGGCAAAAGATATTATTGAGAGAAGAAAAAAAGATAATACATTTTATCCTATAATTTATGGAGCAGATGAATCAGATGATTGGACAGATCCTAAGGTGTGGAAGAAAGCAAATCCTTCTATAGGAATAACTGTTGGAATAGATAAAGTAAAAGCTGCTTGTGAATCTGCAAAGCAGAACCCTGCTGAAGAAAACTCTTTTAGGCAACTTAGACTTAATCAGTGGGTGAAACAAGCTATCCGTTGGATGCCTATGGATAAATGGGATGCCTGTTCTTTTAAGGTAGATGAAGAATCTTTAAAAGGGAGAGTTTGTTATGGAGGGTTAGACCTTTCAAGTACAACGGACATTACAGCTTTTGTTTTAGTATTCCCACCATTGGATGAAGAAGATAAATTTTGTGTACTACCTTATTTTTGGATACCAGAAGAAACAATAGACCTTCGTGTAAAGCGTGACCATGTTCCTTATGATGTATGGGAAAGACAAGGTTATATACAAACAACAGAAGGAAATGTAGTCCACTATGGTTTCATAGAAAAATTCATAGAAAAGCTTGGTGAAAAGTTTAATATCAGAGAAATAGGATTTGATAGATGGGGAGCAGTTCAGATGGTACAAAACCTTGAAGGTATGGGATTCACAGTAGTGCCTTTTGGACAAGGGTTTAAAGATATGAGTCCACCTACAAAGGAACTTATGAAACTAACACTTGAGAAGAAACTTGCACATGGAGGTCACCCTGTTTTAAGGTGGAATATGGATAATATCTTTATTAGAACTGACCCAGCTGGAAATATTAAAGCAGATAAAGAAAAATCAACGGAGAAGATAGATGGTGCTGTTGCAACTATAATGGCCCTTGATAGAGCAATTCGTTGTGGTAATGGGGAGGGTACTTCTGTTTATGATGACAGAGGAATATTATTTATATAATAAAACACTTTTATACTACATTATAATACTACTTTTTGTTGACAAACCTAAAAATGTAGCATTATAATGTAGTATAAGGATGGTGTATATGAAGACATACAGTGTTAAACAGATTGCTGATTTGCTTGAAACTAATCCAGAAACTGTGCGCAGGTGGATTCGTGATGGGCGGTTAACTGCAGTTCAAGCATCACGAAAAGACGGAAATATTGTTACTGATGATGAATTGAAGCGTTTTTTAAGGGCAACACCGAAATATTTACCAAAGGTTACATCTAGTGTGGCAACGATGTCTCCAACGGTTGGTTTAGCTACTTTAGCCGCAGGACTAGTGGCCGGTGCTGTTATCAGTTATTGCGATAAAAAAGGCGAAACCGATGTTCGTGTATTACCGGAAGACTTTGAAAAGCATTTGAAAGAAAATATCAAAACTTTAAATCGTACTATACTTCAAAAAAAGTCTCTAATCGTTCAAACTGAAAAAGAAATTGAAGGCATCCAAAAGCAGATTGAACAATATCAACATTTGTTAGAACATGACGAGGTCATAAAGGATACCATCAAAAAGGCAATCGATGCAGATGAAATAAAGGAGGATTAGTAATGGCATGGAATTATGCAGAATTATCAAAAGCAGCCAAAGCAGCAGGAGGTCCTGAGAAACTTATAGAGGCACTTATTGATGCTGGGAAAAGTGCTGGTAGAAAAGAAATGTTGCCAGTTGTGGGAATTACACTTGCTGTAGGTGCTCTCGCAACCATCGGCATTCAAAAACTAATTAAGATCTTCAGCAAGGGAAAAGCACTACCTCAGTCTGAAATTGAGGCAATTAAGGCTGAACTGATTCAAGGTATAAAAGATTATGATGCTGCACATGAAGATATAGAAGAACATACTGAAAATGTAATCAGTTCCGATGAGAACTGCTGAAAATGCGACAAAGAAATGGTATTGTAAAACAGAGAATTATGAAAAGGAGTTATCTATATGAAAATGTTTAAAATTTTAATGAAATACTCTGATGGAAGTAGTGAAGAGCAGGACGAAGTGTTTGATTCTGAAGCTGAAGCCGAAGATTATGCAGGATACTTATGCAGTTGCTACCATGATGGTGCGGAAATTTTGAATTTATCAAATCCTGGAGACTATCCAATTGATGAAGATGATGATGTTGATTATGAGATTCTTGAAGTTGATGTTTAGTCAAAATGCAAAAGGCTATAAAAATTTTACATAATAACAGTGTTTATTGTTAAAAGCATTTACCACAACGGTAGGTGCTTTTCTTATGTCTATTTTAGAGGGGAGTGTGATTGCTATGGGAATTTTATCTGGAATATTTAAATCAAGAGATAAGCCTAAAAACAGAACAGCGGGGAGTGCATATGGTTTCTTTTTAGGCAGTACAACTTCTGGGAAACCTGTTACTGAAAGAACAGCAATGCAAATGACTGCTGTATATTCTTGTGTGAGAATTTTAGCTGAAGCTGTGGCAGGATTACCACTTCATTTATATCAGTACACTGATAATGGAGGGAAAGAAAAGGCGATAAATAGTCCGTTATATTTTCTATTACATGATGAGCCAAATCCAGAGATGACTTCCTTTGTATTTAGGGAAACCCTTATGACTCATTTACTTTTATGGGGAAATGCCTATGCACAAATTATTAGAAATGGGAAAGGTGAAGTAGTAGCTTTATATCCATTAATGCCAAATCGTATGAGTGTAAATAGGGATGAGATGGGAAAGCTTTATTATAGTTATATGATAAGTAAAGAGGATGCTCCTAATAATAAAGGAAACATAGTAAACTTGAATCCTTCTGATGTACTTCATATTCCTGGCCTTGGATTTGATGGACTTATAGGATATTCTCCAATTGCAATGGCTAAAAATGCAATTGGTATGGCTATTGCCTGTGAGGAATATGGAGCTAAATTTTTTGCTAATGGTGCTGCACCGGGTGGGGTACTAGAACATCCTGGTATGCTAAAAGACCCTACAAGGGTTAGGGAAAGTTGGAACGCAACCTTTGGTGGAAGTAGCAATTCAAGTAAAGTAGCTGTTTTGGAGGAAGGTATGAAATATACACCTATAACAATATCTCCAGAACAGGCACAATTTCTTGAAACAAGGAAATTTCAAATCAATGAGATAGCTAGAATTTTCAGAGTTCCACCACATATGGTTGGTGACCTTGAAAAATCTAGCTTTTCTAATATAGAACAGCAATCTTTGGAGTTTGTAAAATACACATTAGATCCTTGGGTTTCAAGGTGGGAACAAGCAATGATACGTTCACTATTATCTCTTAGTGATAAAAAGAAATATTTCATTAAATTCAATGTAGATGGGCTCCTTAGGGGCGATTATCAAAGCCGTATGAGTGGATATGCAACTGCAAGGCAAAATGGATGGATGAGTGCAAATGACATTAGAGAACTTGAAAACTTAGACCGTATATCAGTTGAAGAAGGTGGAGATTTATATTTGATTAATGGAAATATGACAAAGCTACAGGACGCAGGAATATTTGCTAATAAAAATAATTTAGGAATGGAGGGAACAAAGTGAGAAAATTTTGGAACTGGGTAAAAGATGAAAATTCAGATACTAGAACACTATATTTTAATGGTGCAATTGCAGAAGAAAGTTGGTTCGGTGATGAAATTACACCTAAAGCATTTAAAGCAGAACTTGATTCTTCACAAGGAGATATTGTTGTTTGGCTAAATTCTCCCGGCGGAGATTGTATTGCTGCAAGTCAGATTTATGCAATGCTTATGGATTACAAAGGAAACATAACTGTAAAGATTGATGGTATTGCAGCATCAGCAGCAAGTGTTATTGCTATGGCAGGAACAAATGTCTTAATGGCACCTACTGCACTTATGATGGTTCATAATCCACTTACGGTTGCAATTGGAGATGATGAGGAAATGAAAAAAGCAATTGATATGCTTTCAGAAGTTAAAGAAAGTATCATAAATGCTTATGAGATAAAGACTTCTTTATCTCGTGTAAGATTATCTAATCTTATGGATGCAGAAACATGGCTAAATGCAAACAAAGCATTAGAACTTGGTTTTGCAGATGGGATTTTAAAAGATAATAAAAAGCAAAAGTCAGGTGAGGATACTACTTATGCTTTTAGCAGAAAAGCAGTAACTAATTCATTACTTGATAAAATGATAGTCAAAAAGGGTATAAAAATAAATGAAAATAAACCATCAATTGGGGCGCTAAAAGAGCGTCTTAAATTTATTTAGGGAGGAATTTTAATATGAATAAACTTATGGAATTATATGAAAAGCGTAATAAGGCAGTAGCAGATGCAAGGGCATTTCTTGATAACAAAAGAAATGAAAGTGATGTGCTTTCAGAAGAAGATAATGCTATTTATACAAAGATGGAAAACAATATAATGTCTTTAACTAAGGAAATTGAAAGGGAAAGTAGACTAACAGCAATTGATGCTGAAATGTCAAAGCCTACAAGTAGCCCAATCTTAAGTAGTCCTGCAAAGCTACAAACAAATGAAAACCCTAAAACGGGAGTTGCAACAGCTGAGTACAAGGATTCTATGCTAAATGCTCTTCGTTCTAATTTTAGAAGAATTAATAATATACTTCAAGAAGGTGTTGATGCAGATGGAGGATACCTTGTTCCATCAGAGTATGATACTAGACTAATTGAAGGTTTAACAGAAGAAAATATCATAAGAAAACTTGCAACTACAATTAAGACCGGTGCTGAAAGAAAAATAAATATTGCGGCATCTACCCCAGCAGCTGCTTGGATTGATGAAGGGGGAGCATTAACTTTTGGAGATGCTAAGTTTGAACAAATCAATCTTGATGCACATAAGCTACACGTCGCAGTTAAGGTTACAGAAGAACTTCTTTATGATAATGTGTTTAATCTTGAAAGTTACATCTTAAACAAGTTTGCTAAGGCTCTTGCAAATGCAGAAGAAGATGCTTTTTTAAATGGAGATGGAGTAGGAAAACCACTAGGTATTTTTGCAGCAACTGGTGGAGGTGAAATTGGTGTTACAGCTGCAAGTGCAACTACAATTACAGCTGATGAGATAATCAATTTAATTTATACACTAAAGCGTCCATATAGAAAAAGTGCTACATTTATAATCAATGATCAAACATTAGCAATTCTTAGGAAACTAAAGGATGGCAATGGCGCATATATCTGGCAGCCATCATATCAAGTTGGAGAGCCCGATAGTTTACTTGGATATCCTGTTTATACTTCAGCTTATGTTCCAACAGTTGCAGCAGGAAAACCCGTTATAGCCTTTGGTGACTTTAGCTACTATAACATTGGTGATAGAGGCCCTCGTTCCTTTGCAGAACTTAAAGAATTATTTGCAGGTAATGGAATGGTTGGATTTGTAGCTAAAGAAAGAGTAGATGGTAAATTAGTTCTTCCAGAAACAGTACAAATTTTAAAAATGAAAGTTAGTTAATGGAGGTGATGAGTGTATGGTAGTGACCCTTGAAGAAGCAAAGTTATATCTGAGAATAGATAGTGATGAGGAAGATACGCTCATCACTAATTTTATTCTTACAGCTGAAGAAATCTGTGAAGATATATTAAGATATCCTTTATCTGAATTTAAACAAATACCCAAAACTGCAAAGCAAGCTGTTCTTTATGCAGTGGCAAATATGTATGAAAAAAGAGAAGGAACATACTATTACATGAAAAGTGAAAGTGGTAGTATTTCAGAAACTATTAATGTAATGAAATTAATACTAGCTAATATTAGAAAAGAAAGCTGGTGATTTTATGGAGATTGGTGAATTAAGACATAGAACCACTTTGCAAAAGTTTTCTACAAATACTAATGAGAATGGATTTGAAGTTGAGAATTGGCAAGATTACAAAACAGTATGGGCAGCGGTAACTAACTTAAGTGGAAAGGAATACTATGCAGCTGCAGCTGTTCAGGCAGAAAACACTGTAAAGTTTACTATAAGATACACTGATGAAATTGATACTACAATGAGGGTTTTGTTTAAGGATAAGCAGTACAATATAATTTCTATTGATAACATAAAGTATGTAAATAAATTCATAGAAATCAAGGCTATGGAGGTTGATAGTAGTGGCTAAAATGGAGCTTGAAGGAATGCAGGAGCTTATAGATAAAGTAAATAAGCTTGGAGAAAAGGGAGAAAGAATTAAGAAAAATGCTCTTGATAAAGCAGGAGATTTGGTTAAAAGTAGCATGGAGAAAAAGGCTCCGAGGTCAAGTTTAAGTAAAAAACACATGGCTGATAACATAAAGATATCAGATATAGAAAACGAAAACGGAGTAGACTTTGTTGATATAGGTCCTAATAAGGGTGATAACTCAGAGTTCTTTTACTCCAAGTTTTCGGAGTGGGGGACTAGTAAACAATCAGCACAGCATTGGGCAGAAAACTCTGTTGTTGAAAATAAAAAAGAAATTAACAATGTAATTAAAGAAGAATTGCAAAGGGGGCTTGAGGAGTTTGATTAATAAACTAATTATTGATGCCTTAAATCCTCTCAATATTCCTGTGTGTTTTCAAAGGTATTCTGGAAAGGGTGAAACCTATATAACCTTTCATGAATATTTCTCAGGTGGAGAAGATTATGAAGATGATAGGGAAAGCTTAACGGCGCATTATGTTCAAGTAGATGTTTGGTCAAAGGGTGATTACGCAAATATAGTTAAAAATATAAAAGAACTTTTGCTTAAAGCTAGATTTAAAAGATTAAATGAAATAGATCTTTATGAACAAGATACAAAAATCTATCATAAAGGTCTTAAATTTTATTATTTAGAGGAGAGTGATTTAAATGGCTAGACAAATAGGCCTTAAAGATATTCACATAGCTATATTGAAAACTGATGATAATGAGGCAACAACATATGATGTACCTATAAAACTTGAAAGGGCAATAAGTGCAAAGCTTTCACCAAAGTCAAATTCAGATAATATTTATTCGGACGATGCAGTGGAAGATATTATTACTGCATTTGAAGGAGTGGATGTTGAGATTGAAGTAAATCAGCTATCTTTAGAGAGTAGAGCAAAGCTTCAGGGGGCAAAGGTTGCAAAGGGTGTACTTATTGAGAATAAGGATGACATAGCACCAACTATAGCACTAGGCTTTAAATCTAAGAAGAACAATGGAAAGTATAGGTATGTGTGGCTTCTAAAAGGTAAGTTTGAACTTGCTACAGATGAATATGATACGGAGGCTGAAAAGCCAAAGGCTCAAAGTGCAAAGCTTAAGGGAAAATTTTATCCAAGAGAAGCTGATGGAAATTACAGATTTATTGCTGATGAGGATATGAAGGATGTAGATACAACAACTATAAGTTCATGGTTTACAGCTGTTCCAAAAGAGCCTACAGTGTCATCATAGAAAAAGTTGATTTCTAAAAATAAATAGATGGATTAGAAATGTGGAAAGGATAAGTATAAAAACTCTATACTTATATAATTGGTTGAGTTAAAATAGATTTATGAAATAAAGATGGCATGAAAGCAATAGATAAATAGTAATTTGTTCAATCACGTGGATTGGATGAAGGGAGGAAAAGATGGCACGCTTAACAACATCTGTTAGACAAAGAATATTAGAACAGAACGAAGGTTTCAGTAAGAGAACATATTATGAGGGGAGAAATTCCAGCGAAGAAAGAATATACACAATTTCAGGTGGATCACTACACATACGTGCTGTAGGAAAGACATCTTGGGCTGATAGTCGATATGACAATGAGTGGATTGCTAGTGACGAGGAAACTCATAGGTTTTTATATGATCATCAATGGGAAATGAATCTTGATGGAATAGAATAACAAAACACAATATTCAATCAATCATCTTACTATTTCAACCTGAATTGAACCAATGATATATTTAGCAAAATTCACAGACAAATTCCAATTTATAAATCAGTTTTAATTTTAAGACTTACAATTTAGTAGGTCTTTTTCTCGTTAGAAATTTTGAAAGGAGCTGAAAACATGAGAGCATCAGAACTTAAAAATAAAGGAATTAAGTTTAAGCTTAGTAATAAAGAATATGAACTTAAATTTGATATGAACACCTTCTGTGAGTTAGAAGAGGTATACGGTGATATCAACCAAGCCTTTGAAGATTTGCAAAATAAAAAGATTAAAGCTATAAGGGCACTTATTTACTCAGCAATTAAAGCTGAAGATGAAAGTGTTACACTTAAAGAAGTAGGGAAAATGCTTACTTTAAGTGATATGGAAAGGTTAGGTACAGCTGTTAATGAAGCATTAAGTGCTGCTATGCCAGAGGTAAGTGAAGAAAATATGGGGGAATAGAAAGCTGCTCTGATTCTAGTGGATGGGATTGGGAGTGGCTTTTTTATTTAGCTACTAATATTTTAAGGATGACAGAGGAGCAGTTTTGGAATAGTACACCAAAGAAGTTACAAGCTCTTTTAAAAGTATATAAGAAAGTCAATGGAATTGCTGATAAAGAAGAGTTTGATTATATAGATAATGTTATGTTTTAGAAACTCAACGTGAGAGGGGGTGAGGGGATATGGCGAGAGATTCAAATACTGTAGTTGCTAGAGTAGGTCTTGATGATAGAGGATTTCAAGAAGGAGTTTCTAAGATTCAAAGAAGTCTAAAGGTAGTTCAGAGTGAGTTTGCTGCTACAAGCTCTAAAATGGGCGATTATGGAAAGACTACAGAAGGACTGAAGCTTAAGGCAGATAGTTTAAATAAACAGATGGAACTTCAGAAGTCTAAGGTCGAGGCTCTAAAAAAGAGTTATCAAGAAAGTGTAGCTACAAAAGGTGAAGATGCTAAGGCTACTGAAAACCTTAAAATTAAGCTCAATTATGCAACAGCAGAACTTAACAAAATGGAAAATGAACTCTCTGGATTAAACAAGGAGATACAGGTTCAAAGTAGTGGATTTACCACATTGGGGAAAAACCTTGAGGGTATTGGAAGCAAAATGAAAAAAGTAGGAGATGGCTTTTCAAGTGTTGGAAGCACCTTAAGCAAAACAGTAACAGCCCCTATAGCAGCGGCGGGAGTAGGACTTTTTAAGCTTGCTAGTGATTTTGATGAAGCAAGTGATTCAATAAGAATAGGCACTGGGGCTACAGGGGAAGCACTTCAAGGTTTAGAAGATGATTTTAAATCTGTATATACAACTGTAGATACGACTATGGGGGATGCAAGTAAAGCAATAGCAGATTTAAATACTCGTACAGGTCTTTCAGGAGAATCCCTTCAAAATCTTTCTACGCAGATGTTAAGACTTGCAAAAATAACCGGAGAAGATATAAATACTTTAATCCCCGCTTCTACTAGAATGTTTCAAGATGCTGGACTAAAAACAGAAGACTATGGAAAAGCATTAGATTACACCTTTAAAGTAAGTCAAAGCACAGGAATAGGTGTTAGTAGACTACAACAACTTATGGCACAGTTTGGTGGCCCTTTAAGACAAATGGGTTTTGATTGGGAAACTTCCGCAGCAATGATGGGGAAGTTTGAAAAGGAAGGGGTTAATACAGAGCTAGTTGTAGGATCTTTAAGAGTTGCCCTTGGAAAGATGGCAAGAGAAGGTATTAGTGAACCTAATAAGGCTCTTCAAGAGATGGTAACAAGAATCAAAGAAGCAGGTACTGCAGGTGAAGCTAATGCCATGGCATTAGAGATGTTTGGGGCGAGAGCAGGTCCAGATATGGCATCAGCTATAAGAGAAGGAAGGTTAAATTTAGATGAGTTAATAAACAGTCTTAAGTCAAGTCCAGAAACTATTGAACAGGTTTATACAGATACAGCAGATGCAGCTGAACAGTTTGTGATGTTAAAAAACAAAATGGCTGTAGCCTTAGAGCCCTTGGGCAAAAAGTTATTTGAAGCAGTAAATAATGCAATGCCTGCCGTTGAGAAGTTTATACAAGCAATAATATCAATCATTGAAAAGTTTAATGAACTAAATCCAGCACAGCAGGATATGATTTTAAAACTTGCTCTTGTTGCAGCTGCTATTGGACCTGTTTTAGGTGTTGTAGGAAAGCTTATATCCGCTGGTGGTATACTATTTTCAACATTAGGTTCTATTTCTACAGCCCTTGGTGCTGCAGGAGGCGCAAGCGGAGCCTTAGGAACTGCTTTTACTGCTATTACAGGGCCGGTTGGAATAATTATAGGTGCAATAGTAGGACTTATAGCCACTTTTGTAGTTTTATATAAAAATAATGAAGACTTTAGAAATTCAGTAAATATTGTATGGAATGCAGTTAAAACTTTAATAGGTGGTGTTATTGAAAGCTTAAAGTCTATGTTTCAAGCTTTTGTTGCATTGGCAAATCAAATATGGATCAAGTATGGTGATGATTTTGTAAATATAATAACTACTGCTTTTAACTTGGTGGCTACTATAGTAAATACAACACTAAGGGTTATACAGGACATTATAAAAATTATAACTAGCGCAATCAAAGGTGATTGGAATGGAGTGTGGGAAGGAATAAAAAATATCACCTTTAATTTATGGAGTGGAATACAGAGTGTTATAAAATCAGCCGTTGATTTAATTAGAGAAATTATAAAAACAGGATTTGAAGTTATTAAAGGGATAATATTAGGTACATGGAACGGAATTAAAGATATAACTGCAATAGTATGGAATAAGATTAAAGAGTCTATTGTAAATCCGATAAATGCTGCTAAAAATGCTGTGAGTAATGCAATAAATGCAATTGAAGGATTTTTTAGTAATCTAAGATTACCAGAGATTAAAATACCTAAAATTAAGCTACCTCACTTTAGTTTAAAGGGAGAATTTAACTTAACACCACCAAGTGTTCCACGCCTAAATGTCGATTGGTATGCGAGTGGGGGTATTTTTAATAGACCTAGTATTATAGGGGTTGGAGAAGCCGGATCTGAGGCGGTACTGCCTATTGATAGATTGGATAGCTTAATGGCTAAGGCAATAGAAAAGGCTAAAGGTGGAGGGAGTGGTGGTCTATCACTTCATATAGAAAACTTCATAAACAACACAGATAAAGATATCGAACAACTTGCTTATGAACTTGAATTTTATAGACAAAGAGCTGTAATGGGAAGAGGGGGTAAATAGTATGTTAAGTTTTAGCTTTGCCAATAAGGATAGCTATAAAGATTATGGCATTTTTATTGCCAAAAGACCTATAATTCCTTCACCAAAACGTAGAGTATCTTATGTGCCTATTCCTGGGAGAGATTCAAGTATAAAATTTGATGAAGAAACCTATGAAGATATAACTGTCTTAGTAGAATGTACTCTAAAGTCAAGAGAAAATTTAACAGATAAAATAGATGAAATAAAAGGATGGCTTTTTAGTAGTGGTGAGTCGAATCTTATATTTAGTTATCAAGCAAATAAAAGGTATATAGCACAAGTTGTAAACGCTATAGATTTTAAACCTATATATAAATCTGTTGGAGCCTTTCCATTAGTGTTTAACTGCAAACCTTTCAAATATGAAGTTAGTAATCAAGTTATAACAATAGTGAAAACAGATAGTATTATAAATAATATGGGTACTCTAGAGAGTAGCCCTATCATAACTGTTTATGGTAGTGGAAACATTGAATTATTTATAAATGATACACTTATAAAATTAAAAGGAATTAATAATAGCATAATAATTAACAGTGATATAGAGGATTGTTATAATGAAGCTTTAGATAATTTAAACTTTAAAATGGAAGGAAATTTTCCAAAGCTAAAAATAGGAGAGAATAAGATAAGCTGGGTAGGCAGTGTTAGCAAAATAGTCCTTTTACCTAATTGGCGGTGGCTATAATGATTTATGTTTATGATAAGAAAACTAAAAAAGGTGAATTTGAAAATAATGGACTAGGTAAATTAAATGAAGCTATTAAAGCAGAAATTACTAATGAATTAAATGGTGAATACAGCTTATATTTAGAATATCCGGTTAAATCTAAAAAAGCAGTTCATCTAGAATACTTCAATATTATAAAGGCAAATAATCAACTGTTTAGAATATATAAAGTTGAGAAAAAGCAAGATAATAATAAAATAATTATGATTTGGGCTAAGCATATTTTTTATGACTTGGCTTTTTATTTTATAGAAGATGAAAGAGCGGTGAAATGTAGTGTAAAAACTGCTCTAGAAAAGTCTTTAGTTGGTGATCTAGAATCAAGATATACAGTAGACAGTGATATTTTAATAAATAATACATTATATATGATAGAACTAAATCCAGTAGAAGCAATATTTAAAATTATTGAAAGATGGGGAACTGGTGAATTATATAGGGATAATTATAATATTAAAATACTAAAGCAAATTGGAAAAGAAACAGGTATGTTAATTAAGTATGGAAAAAATATTAGAGGTATAAAGGTTACCAGTGATACCACTGACTTAGCTACTAAGATTTATCCTAAAGGCTTCAATGGTATAACACTAGCTGAAAAATATATAACTATACCTAATTTTGATAGTTTAAAGTACCCACCTTTTCATATCATAAAGCCAGTTGAGTTCAAAGATGCAGCTGATGAACCTACCTTAAGGATAATGGCAAAGGAGTATGTAAAGACCAAGGGAATTGCTAACGTGAACATAGAAGTAGACTTTATAGAGATTAGTAAATCAAAGGAATATGAAAACTTTAAAAGTCTTCAACAGGTTAATCTAGGAGATTATGTTTTAGTAAAGTATGAAGAGTTTGATATAGATGTGTTAGTGGAAGTAATTAAAATAAAGCAAGACTTATTAAGTGGATGGAATACAAAAGTTGAGCTAGGTCAGCCTAAATCTAGAGGTCAAAGTGATTTTACAGCAATGATTAGCACAGTAAGAGATGAACTGGGAAACAAGGTAGCTCAAGCGTTAACTAGTATGCTTTATTATGCCAATTCACAAGAGGTTATAGTTTCAACCAGCGAAATTCAACCAATCTATTTAGGCATTACTGCAGTTTCAAGTACAAATTTAAGTGTTAATTTATCTATAAGTTGTAATTCAAGTATGGGGAGCACTTTAACTGTAAAGATACTTTTAGATAATGTAGAGATACCGTTTAAACCAAAGCAGAAACTGGAGCAAGGTGATAATATTATAGGAATCCCACTCGGAATTCCTCAAGTTGCTCAAGGAAATCATTATATAGGTATAAACTTAAAAGCTGATAATGGAACGGTAACAATACCAATTTATAATCTTCAATGTATGATTGATGGAAGAAATCTTCAGGGGGGCATGAGTGCAGAACCGCCTCATGCAGAAGTAATTGAAAACATTGATATAGTAAATCCGTCACAGATATTAAAAGAATATGAAACAGGTATAACTATGAATGAAATTATAAAGTCAAATTCAGTTCAAGAAGTAAAGGTTGCTGATGTTGATATAAGAATCGCAGAGGCTGGTGTAACAATAGAGATTATATGAATTAAGAAAGGGTATTTAATAATGGAAGAGAAAGGAGCCTTGTTATGTATAGAGAGACTATATCTTTTAATAAAGATTTAATTAATAATAATGTAATCAAACTTAATAAGAAAAAACCTATCTCAAATATCAGAGGAATTGCTACTGTTGAACTCTACGACTTAGAGACGGGAAATAAGGTATACCATGCAGAAACCGAAAATCTAATCAACGGCTCAGTTATGAACCTGATGTTTTTTGATTTTTTTTACAGACGGCTAATGGTTGGAGGAGATATTCAAAAGGGATATGTTAGTTTTCCCTTTAGAAAAATATGTCTAACTGATTATGGTGGTATAGAGAATGTTGATGAAAAGCTTATGAAAGGGAAGGTAATTGGATGGTGTGATAAAAACGACACTTATGCTGGTGATGATGCATATCAAGGAACTATAAATTTGTCTGAAAGTTATTGTAATCCAGAGAAAGATGGGAAAATAAAAATACATTTTGTTTTCGACTTTCCAACTCATGCTAGTAATGGAACCTTTCAAACAATTTATTGGTGTCGAGATAACGGAAACCGAGAATTATATGCAATTAATGTGAATGGTACAGGTAGTGATTCAACAATAGATAAAAGACATACTGTTATACGTAGCTTAAAATCAATAACTTATAATTGTTCCGACTATGATAATATCGGATATTGCTTGTACTTAACTACAAATTCATCAGTTGAGTATAGAACTTTTAAAAGCTTCTTTTTAGATAGTTGTGCAAATAATCAAGCTGAAGATAATTACTTTTATAAAGATGACGGGTCAAAAATGCTTAAAAATGATTTTAAAATAAATGGTATAAGTGCAGATTCTAAATATTTGTATTTATATAATATTAAAAACGATGGCATAGATATTTATGTATTTCAAAAAGATGGTAGTTGGGTGGAGAAGATAAGTAAAAGTGCAAGTAGTTATAAAGATGCATCTGGACTAATACCTACAATAGAATCTTTTAAAGTGATAGATGGAGTACCATATATGACAGTATCTTATTATATAAAAGGGGTTTATGTATCACATTTTTTAAAGCTAAATGCTAATTATGATATAGAAACAGACTATACCATAGATACGCCAAGTGGAGAAGGAACTATGTGGTCAATAAATATACTAGGAAAAACAAAGGAATATTGGATATTTAGTGATAATAATAAATATCTACATTTTTATGATAACTCACTTAAGCCTATAATTAATGGAATCTTGGCAAAGAGGTCTATGCCATCAGCTGAGTATGCAATATATTTTTTTAGTAAAAGTCATAATTATGGATATTGCTTCGGATATACAAGTGGCTCTTACTCCGATTACTATTATTGTTATATATTTGGACTATCACTTATAGGCGCTCAAACACTACTAGCAGCTCCGGTTACTAAAACACCAACTAACACAATGAAGATACAATACGATTTTATAATTGACAATATTCTAGACGGTATATTTTAGATTTTGGTACAAAAAATATATAAAGGGGATGTACTTATGAAAGACATATTAAGTGTGTTTCAAGCTGTCTTTGTAGCCATTGGGGCTTTTATAGGAGGAATCTTAGGAGGGGTAGATGGCTTTCTTTATGCCTTAATTACATTTGTCATAATTGACTATATCACAGGTGTAATGCGTGCAATATTAGAAAAGAAGTTATCTAGTAGTTTAGGGTTTAAGGGTATTTTTAAAAAGGTTCTTATTTTTGTATTAGTGGGTGTATCACACATTGTAGATTCTAAGATTTTAGGTAGCGGTAGTGCAATTCGTACTGCCGTTATTTTTTTCTATGTTTCTAATGAAGGTATAAGCATTATAGAAAACTCAGCTAAGATAGGTTTACCAATACCACCGAAATTAAAAAGTGTTTTACAACAGCTAAATAAGGAGGAGAAAGGTAATGGTTAGATTATGTTTTGATTACGGACATGGAGGAGAAGACAGTGGTGCTTGTTACAAGATGAGAAAAGAAAGTAATGATGTTTTAAATTTAGGCAGATCTATAGCATCAGAGGTAAGAAGGCATGGAATTATTGTAGATGAAACAAGAACTTCAGATGACACAGTAAGCCTTAATGCGAGAAGCAATTTTGAAAACAGAAATACCTATGATTATTTTATATCCTTTCACAGGAATGCTTATGAACCAGAAAAGGCTAAGGGTGTTGAAACTTACACATATTTAAATCCACGAGAAAAAACTAAAAGTTTGGCGGAAAGGATACAGACATCTCTTGTGTCCTTGGGATTTGTAGATAGAGGTATTAAGGAAGGTAACTTTCATGTGCTAAGAGAAACTAAAGCTTCGGCAATACTCGTAGAGATTGGATTTCTCGATAATACAGGAGATAATAATTTATTTGATACTAAAAGAAATCAAATAGTAAAGGTGTTAGCAAAATCCATTCTTGCACAAGTAGGAGTTGATTATGCTGAATCAGTAGTACAAACACCACTGGTAAATGGAGAAATCTTTTATAGAGTAATGGCGGGATCTTATAAGGTAAGAGAAAATGCAGAAAATCAAGTGCAGAAGCTAAAGGCAGCAGGATTTGATGCAACAATTACGATATTTAATAAGTAGCTGTTACTCCTTGATTACACCACAAAAGTTTAACAAAATATTAATTAAATGACAGCCTGTAGGATTCTCTTCGGAGTTTCTTGCAGGCTTTTTTCTTTTTTATAAAGCATCCGTCCAAATCTATGTTTTTTGTCCTTAGGAAGTTAGAGGGATTAATTCTCAAGGATTGGAGGATAAGTTATGCAGGTTACAAAAATCACAGAGGAACAGCAGATGCCTATATCCATAAAGAAGGTATATACGCAGGAGGAATTACAGAGGGAATATGATTATATTCTTGCTCAGAAGATACTGAAATCTATACTTGAAAAGGGGTTAATAAGTGTAGATGAATTTAACAAAATCACAGAACTGAATCGTAAAACTTTCTCACCATATTTGGCAGAGATAATGCCATGAATCCGTTGATTTATATGGGGTTCAGAGGTAATATGTGACCTAACGGAAAGCGAGGTGAGTGGATGAAAAGGATAACAAAAATCGAAGATAACAAAGTGTTATCAGTCAAGAAAAAAATCCGTGTTGCTGCCTATTGCAGAGTATCTACAGCAAGTGATGAACAACTTATAAGCCTTGAAGCACAAAAGGTACATTATGAAAATTACATCAAAGCCAATGATGAATGGGAGTATGCAGGTCTTTATTATGACGAAGGCATAACAGGTACTAAGAAGGAAAAACGTAGAGGGCTACTTTCCATGATTGCTGACTGTGAGCGTGGGAAGATTGACCTTGTCATTACAAAGTCCATAAGCCGATTCTGCAGAAATACGACAGACTGTTTGGAACTGGTCAGAAAACTTTTAGAATTGAATGTCTACATCAATTTTGAAAAAGAGAATTTGAATACAGGCTCTATGGAAAGTGAATTGATGCTTTCTATATTGAGCGGTCTAGCTGAAAGTGAATCAGTATCCATTTCGGAAAATGAGAAATGGAGCATTAAGAAGCGCTTCCAGAACGGCACTTTCATTATTTCTTATCCTCCCTATGGATACGCAAACATAAATGGAGAAATGGTAATTGTGCCAGAGCAGGCAGAGGTAGTGAGGAAGATATTTGTAGATACACTTGCAGGAAAGAGTACCCATGCGATTGCAAAAGAGTTAAGTGAATGTGGTGTCATAAGTAAAAAAGGCGGTAAATGGACTCTCGGAACCATCAATGCGATTATTCGCAATGAGAAGTATACCGGAGATGTTATTTTCCAGAAAACATATACTGATAGCAGCTTTAATCGTCATATTAATTACGGAGAACATGACCAGTATTTGTGTACTAACCACCATGAGGCAATCTTAAGCCACGAGGTTTTTAACAAAGCTAATGAAGTTATGAGCCAGCGTGGTAAGGAAAAAGGCAATGGTGAGAATACCCAGCGTTATCAAAACCGTTATGGGTTTTCAGGGAAAATCAGATGTGGAGAGTGTGGAGGGATTTTTAAACGAAGAAAGCATTATAAACCAAGTGGTAATTATGTGGCTTGGTGTTGCACTGGGCACATTGAAAATAAGGATGCCTGCTCCATGAAATATATAACAGACGATAGCCTAAAGGTAACTTTTCTTACAATGATGAATAAGTTGATTTTTGCACATCAAATGGTGCTAAGACCGCTACTTCGCAGCTTGCAGGGGTTGGATGATAAAGACCGATTACTGGAGATACAAGAATACGAAAGCAAGCTTGAAAAGAATATGGAACAAAGGCAGGTACTTACAAGCCTAATGGCAAGTGGTCTTTTAGAACCTGCACTATTTAATAGCGAAAACAACACTTTGATTCAGGAAGAAGAAATGCTAAAGGCAGAAAAAAACAAGCTTATGTATTCTGTAAGCGGTGATAGAACAAGGTTTGATGCTTTAGAAAAGCTAATAAAATTTGTGTCTGGAAGTGAAATGATTACGGATTATGATGATGAAGTATTCATTGCCCACGTGGATAGAATTAAGGTGGTTTCAAGAGAGGAAATTATATTTATATTAAAATGTGGATTGGAACTTAAGGAAAGGATGGCATAATAATGGCGCATATACCTTATGGGTACAAAATCATAGACGGAAAAGCAGTGGTTGATGAAGAACAAGCTGAAAATATTAGAAATTTTTACAAAGGATATATTTCCGGCTTGGCACTTAAGGTAGCTGCTAAAAATGCAGGATTAAAGTTATACCATAGTAGTGCTGGTAGGATGCTTAGAAACAGGCATTATCTTGGAGATGATTTCTACCCTGACATAATTGATAAAGAAATATTTGATAAAGCTGAAGAAATAAGAATTGTAAGAGCGAGTTCTCTTGGAAGAATTCGAGAACTTGAAAAGCAGGAAAAGCCAGAGGTAAGGGTGCGTTTTACTATGCCAAAGGTTCAATTAAAATATACGGATCCATTTGAACAGGCTAAATATGCATATGGATTGATAGAAAGTGAGGTGATAGAAAATGAATAAAAGCGTAACGGTTATTCCAGCACGAAGACGTGTAGGTAATAATGTGAAAAAGGAAGACAAGCAAAAACTCAGAGTCGCAGCGTACTGCCGGGTAAGTACCGACAGCGATGAGCAAGCTACAAGCTACGAGGCACAGATAGAGCATTACACCAATTTTATACAAAAAAATGAAGAATGGGAGTTTGCCAAGATTTTCGCTGATGATGGTATTTCAGGAACTAACACTAAAAAGCGTGAAGAATTTAATCGTATGATTGAGGAGTGTATGGCTGGTAACATAGACATGATTATTACTAAGTCCATCAGCCGATTTGCTAGGAATACTCTAGATTGCCTGAAATACATTAGATTATTAAAGGAAAAGAACATTCCCGTATACTTCGAAAAAGAAAATATCAATAGCTTAGATTCTAAGGGAGAGATTCTACTTACAATTATGGCGAGCCTTGCACAGCAGGAATCGGAATCTTTAAGCAAGAACGTAAAGTTGGGATTGCAGTTCCGATACCAAAACGGTGAGGTACAGGTGAACCACAATCGTTTTATGGGATATACCAAAGATGAGGAAGGCCACCTGATTATTGAACCTACTGAGGCAGAAATTATAAAGCGGATTTATTTAGAGTATCTGCAAGGATCAAGCCTTAAACAAATCGGAGAAGGTTTGGAATCAGATGGTATCCTAACTGCAGCAGGAAAAGCAAAATGGAGACCAGAAACTATAAAGAAAATCTTAAAAAATGAGAAATACATCGGTGATGCCCTTTTGCAGAAGACATATACAGTAGATGTACTTACGAAAAAGAGAGTTAAGAATAATGGTATTGTTCCACAGTATTATGTAGAAAATAACCATGAAGCCATCATACCCCGAGAACTTTATATGCAGGTGCAGGAAGAAATGGTGCGAAGGGGCAATATTAGAAGTGGTAAAGGTAGAAAGAAAAGGGTTTATAGTAGCAAGTATGCTTTATCCAGCATTGTTTATTGCGGAGAGTGCGGCGATATTTATCGGAGAGTCCATTGGAATAATAGAGGGTGCAAGTCTATTGTATGGAGATGCGTTAGTCGCTTAGAAGGTAAGGGGGCTACCTGCAACTCACCAACAATAAAAGAAGAGGTGCTGCAACAAATAGTTGTAGATGCAATTAATCAAACACTTTCTAGCAAAGATGACTTCCTTAGTACCTTGCAAGATAATATTGATAGAGTGATAAGTGAAGCAGACCATGGAGCTACAGCTGATATGGATGCTAAACTAAAAGATCTACAAAATGAACTTCTCAGACTGGCAAATGGTAAGGCAGATTACGAGGGAGTGGCTGAGGAGATATATAGGGTAAGGGAACTGAAGCAGAAGACGCTGATTGCAAATGCAGAACGTGAAGAGAAAAGGCAAAGAATTGATGAGATGGCACAGTTCCTAAAAGAGCAGCCCTATGAATTAGAGGAATACGATGAACAGCTGGTAAGAACGCTTGTTGAGAAGGTTACGATCCATGAGGAAAAAATTAGTATAGAATTCAAATCAGGTGTTGAAGTTAATGTAGAGATGTAAATAATAGTAATGAAGATTAACCACCAGTTAAGGGATAAGTTCTCCTGAAGGGTGGTTTTTTGTTTGTAAATTGATTAAACTTGGTAATACATGTATAATATTAAATAACAATGTTGAAGATTTTTCTATTATAAAAGGCTTGTGCTTTAGGGGGATTGAAATGATTAGGGAATTTAAAGAAAATGATTTGAATAGCATTATGAAGTTATGGCTTCACACTAATATCCTAGCACATGATTTTATTGATATAGGTTATTGGAAAAGCAACTATGATAAAGTAAAACAAATGATGCCAGAGGCAACAATCTTTGTCTATGAAGAAGATAATTTGATTAAAGGGTTTGTAGGGTTAAGTGAAAATTACATAGCAGGAATATTTGTCGAAACAACTTACCAATCACAAGGGGTGGGAAAGACTCTATTAGATTATATTAAAGAGAGAAACACAGAACTTTTACTACAAGTTTATGAGAAGAATAGCAGGGCAGTTACATTTTACTTAAGGGAAGAATTCACTGTCCATAATAAGCAAATTGATGGAAATACAAATGAAGCTGAACTGGTTATGAACTGGAATGCTGATTAG